TTGCTTGAGCTTGACTTGTATCCCCACTGAATCAATAAACCATTATTAAACTTAGCATATCCGTTCATGCCCAAGGAAAGAGTCATAGCGTTAGACAAGTCTGCCTTTGCCAAGTTGGGAATCATGTTCAGTAATTCTACAACTCTATCTCCTGTAAATCCGCTATTATAATCACTCATGAAACTCTTTTTTAATCACATTAAACGTACTTCCATCCGACAGCAAGAAACGTCCTTCAGCAACAGCAAACGCCTGTCTCTTGCCTATCTGGGAGATGGTAGTGGAGACAGATGCCTGTACTCCACTATTAGTTGTCCTAAACACAACAGTCTGCTCCCTGTCGAGTCCTTCGTTGGCAACATCGCTTGATGCGCTTGCGGTTCCATTTGAACCGGGAGTGATAACGATGTTGCCTTCTCCTTCTTTCCAAGGAATCTGTATGCTCATTACGCAGCAGTCCAAGAAGTGTTAGACGTAACATTAACGGATACAGCAGATCCACTCTGAGGAATAGTAATCTCAGCCGGAGAAACAGACAATGTAGCATCACCGGCAGCCTGTTTGATAGCAATCTGAGCAGCTTGTCCGCCATTGGCCGTCACCTTTAAGGTTCTAACGACCTCTTCGATAGTATCATTTTTAGGAAATTCCAATTCAATAGAAAAGGGAAACTCTGCGGTAGCTCCCGGATCACCAGAAATAGTAGCCGCATTGTTAGTCTGCGTTCCATTGGCATTATACTTTGCAGGCAAGGTAACATCAACTACACTCCCCGCCCATGCAAACGTCAATTTCGAAGAGTTTGTTTTACCCTCTACGGTCACAGTACCCGCTGTCTTGGGAGCAGACATTTCCGAACCGTTATCAAAAGAAGCAAACTCAGATTTCGGAGATTGAGTCACCTTATAAGTTGAAGGAGTGGAAACACCAACACCGGTAACCGTTACTGTACCAGTACGAGCTGTACGCCCAGTATGAGCGTCCGCGCTATTCGCAATTGTTCCGTTACCAGATCCGGTAGACGGATTTAATTTTAACCAACTAGGTTTTGCCATAATACAAAATTTAAATAAAACAATTCAATTAACTATATCATTCTTCCTGCACAGCATGCCATACCACATTGGACAACACATCGACATTATCCTCAAAGTTGTTCGAAGGCATCAGCCATATGTAATCAGGGTCAACTTTTAAATAAGCCTGTTTACCAACATCACAGACAACCCCTATCGACACCTTCATGCCCGTTGCCGAAGCGGAAACCTTCATCTCATCCGCTTTGGCCGAGACATTTCCAATGCCCTTGACAGCCTCGATATGTACAGATATGCATCCCATTTTACACTGTCTTTATACCGGTATTCATCTTATCTACCTCTACTCTTGTTCCGCCTTCATAGTCGGAGTCAGGAAGGTAAGCCGTAGTCTCCAGCCAGATTTCCCCCGATCCGATTATCTTTGTGTCTATGTAGCAGGTGTAGCTATTCTCATTGACGCGGATCATCTCAGACTTCTTTATTATCTGTGACGCATTCGAACAGTAATAGACAAAGAAGCGGCATGAGAAGTCTATATCGTCCATCGTCAATCCAGAAGGAAGGTCGATGGAGATGACTGTTTTAATTATCGTTCCTTTTACTCGCATATATGTTATTTTTTTAAGTCTATTTTCATAAGTTATTATATTATGCCGTTTTATTCCTTCCTATAACTACGACCTCAAATGCACTATTAATCCATCCCTGGTCTTTATGAAATGTCTTTACTGTAAAAGTATTGGACTGTTTATCGGATATTATACAAATAGTCCAATTTTCATTTACCCCTGTAGCTATTATAAAATAATCAGTATGATTTAAATCGTGCCGAAAGACATAGTTACCTGTATCCGTCCTGCTGACACTCATATAACACCCATCCCCCCATCTGTTTGATATACCACCTGCTCCTGTGATGCGTCCAGCCCATAACGCTCCCGGAGCATTCCATTTTTCGCCTTTTCTCTGAATAAATTCATGCGATCCAGCGCTTGAAATCGCATTAGATGCTCCATTACCAAGAATACTTAATACGTCTTTACCCGAACCTCCACTAAGACTCACAGCAGATCCTTTGTCATTTCTTACTGAAAGTAGCGCAGCAGCAGGATTTCTCATTCCATACTCATTTATGCGAAGGAAATGAACACCATTCTCTTCAATTAAGATTGATCCATTCTCATTTAGAGAAGAAAGCGCATCACCCTCAATTTTAAAGCCCGCTATTTTCCCACCATCGGCCTCAATAGTTCCTTTGAATATGTACTTCTTAGTTAACGGATCAAGTTCAAAGACTATCTCATTATCAACCAGTGCGAAAATTCCGGTACGCTTTTCTCCGTCAACTGTGATACAATCTCGACCAATAGCAACTCCGGTCAGTTTACCATTGCTATCCTTCGTACCAGAAAACATCTTTGGGGATACGATATACTCCCCGTCAATCTCTGTCTTATTATTATTCCATTGTTCGACCCAAGGGAGTAGATTCGCGTCTTTTCCGTCCTCTCCCGGAGTACCAGGTTCACCCGGTTTACCATCCTTCCCGTAATGACCAAAGAGACGATAGTTCTTATACTCTCCCCACTTTCCATCCTGTAGAGTACGTTCACAAGTGTACTCATAAGGATAAGTTTCCGATGCTCCACGAGGATTATCCACCCACCAGAGAACATCTTCCCAGTATGCTTCATTGGTCGGAGCAATCCCCGAATGCGCCTGAATAGCTACCTTGTATACATTATTGTATTTTACTATGTTACCTGCCGAATAGAATTTTGAGCTACTATATTCAGGAGCATCGCTAATGTATTCATTAACGTATTCGTTGGATGTCGGGAGGTCAATAACATCCCGCTTAGACTTAGCAAGCAGGTAGACCTGCTCCTCGGTTTTGGAGTCTGTCGGGAATATGACAGGTTCGCTCCAGGAAGGAGTCGTTTCACCATCAATCACCGCGGTGGAATACCAACAGGTAATAGGATCGAGCATGCGGAACTTTACCCTGTCCTCGTTGCTGCTTCCACTGCCGTCTTTCGTATATACAATCTCAACAAAGTGACTGCCGGCTGTAGGCACTGCGATATCCACCACCGCATTGGTCACTCCGCTTCCTGTCCAGGCATGTTCGTTGTCCATGTGATAGGACGTATCAAGGGCTTCTACGATACCTTTGTCGTAGTTCTGCTCGGATGATACATCAATCTCTATATGTATCATCTGATTAGCTCTTCTTGTCGTAAACGACACTCTTTGCTTGTATGTCGAGGAATGAGATGTAGGAGATGGAGAGACATAGTAATCACCGTCTTTTGTAAAGTTACCCGAATAAGAGAAGGTAATATCCTCCCGATCCGGAGAAAGGGACCATCCTGCCGGATTTGCACCGGTAGGCGTAGCAGGCTTTCCGAAAGCATGCTTATACCGTAGCTCCGTATATTTACCCGGTAATCCCTTGAATCGTATAGGATCACCCCATGTGCCGGAAGAAGCGCTTGAAGCGACCTTCTGAGAAATCCAGACAACATCTTTTGTTGCGTTAGTGTGCCATCCTCCGCTTGTCCCGCTTCCGGTCGGACGGGATGGTTCATCTTCGCTGTCATGGTATGTAATGAAAACACTCAGGCCATCCGTGCCGTCAGTACCATCTGTTCCGTCCTGACCGTCCGCAACCATCAACTCCCAAGCGGCGCCGTTATAGATATAGACGATACCATTACTGGTATTGCGATAAGCCCAGTTTTTTTGAGGATTGGCAGGAGCGCTTGATAAATCCCCTTTCCACGTAATACTGAGCCCGTCTTTACCATCTTCACCATTTATACCGTCAAGCCCCTTCTTCCCGTCTGAGACAACAGCAATCGTTTCGCGGTCGATCAGTACTACTCCCGATGTTTCATTGTAAAGCCGGAACTGTATCTTATCTGTTATCCCGGAGACGGATATTTGCTTATCCGGAGTATAGCTAGTCGCATTTCCTGAGTCTATAATATAATCCATTGAGTAGCCAACTGGCAGAGAGGATACGACAGTAGAAGCTCCGTCGGTCTTCATCACCCGGCAGGATATATTCGAGACATCACTGTTCCCGTCAGCATCTCTCTTTATGATATTGATCGACGGCTGAAGCGAGTAAATGACCGCGTTCTGACCATTTGTTCCATCGGTCCCATCCTCTCCATTTTCCCCCGGCTTCACTTTGTTTATTGATAAATGCAGGGTACGTTCATACTGAGAACCCTTGTATGTTACCCATCCAGTTATGGGTATACGAATTACATCAGCCACCGCAGCAGTAATAGCTGTTACCTTAACTATCCCTGTGCTACGATCAGCCGTTGCTGTCACGCCTGTAATGCTGCCTACAGAAAGAGAATCAAGAGGAAGCTCGGTTGTTCCGTAGAACATAGAGAATGTTGTTGTGATGGGCAAACCGGATACCACTGTCCCGTCCAGAGAGCAAGCTACAGACTGCATTTCATCGTCAAGATCAGCAGAGATGCTTCCTTCTCCGTCAAGACCATTCTTACCATCCTCAGTCATCACATACCATGCGCCATCCTGGTATACGTAGCATTTCTTGTCTGTTGTATTACGGTACCAGTATCCGTTCTGAGGATTTGCCGGAGCAGAAGAGAATTCCCCCATAAAAATGAGGCTTGTACCGTCTTTACCGTCAGTACCATTCGTACCGTCCTGGCCATCTTTACCCGGTTCTCCCTTTAGATTTTCCTTTGTTTCCTCGTCCAGATTATCCCACGTTAGAACCACTCCTTTCATGGAACACACATATTTGTTCTTCGATGCGTCCCAATGCCACGAAATGGCACCTCCGGCTATGTGACCGGATTTATCTGTAGCAAATCGGGCTGATCCGTCTCCAAACTCAGCAGTACCGTCCGGATAGATACAGTAAACGACATGCCCTTTAGAGTCTGTACCTTTGATCATACCATTTTCGCAATAGAAACCCTTAAGCCCGTCTGTTCCGGGAATATCACCGCCCATACGGATTTTCGTACAACCGGCAAAACTCTTGCTGTTGATACCAAACAGAATATCGATTGCAGGCTGTCCACCTTCATCGGCATGCAAATAGATCGCACTCTGACGATTTACATCCTTCGAGTTACCGAACTGGACAATCTCATCACTGACAGCCGGAGTAGTCATACCCGACAATGCCGGATCAACAGCCTCCATGCCGTCTGTGTAACCTATACCGCCGGTGAACTCACTGACAGGTATGACGATTGTATCAACACCGTCAATCTTGCGTATTTCGGCTATCTCGACCCAATAGCCTTTAAGGGTACCATTCGTCCAATCCTGGCACCGGATGAAATCGTGTGCGACAAAAGACATCTCATCCTCTATGGTGACCAGCCAGTTTTGTCCGGACTCATCCAGCGTGGCAGTCTTTATACGACCGCATGCCTGAGTGATACCCAGTGCACCCTTCACCGCGCGGATCTTCTGAATAAGAAGCTCAAAAACGACCATTGTTTCGCGAACAACGAGACTGTCTATCTCCAGTTTCCATTTACCCTTGATATACTCCCACAGCTTCCATCCATGACCGGCAAATCCGGACACGAAGTCTTCGGCGTATTCCTTTACGCTGTTCGACAACTTACGTCCTGTCGCTTTCACAGAACAAAGAAATCCGTAGAACTTACCGTTACTTAGTATTGCCATATTATTCTAATTCTTCAATCAATGAATCTTCAACTTCTTCTATCAATTCTCCGCCACGAACTACAAGGCCACCGTTAGCACTCAATAAGAAATCGGTACCATCCGGTTGATCCTTTCGTATATATTTTTTCTCTAGCGCTTCACCATCTCCGCCAATTTCTTTTACGTTTCCTTTATCGGTTACAATAATGATTTTAGGGTCTTCATCTCTGTTATGTATATATACTTCCCCTTGATTCAATCCTTCTAAATGCCTTGCTTCAGAAGGTGCCAACGGAGGATATACCGGATTGCCATCCTCGTCTATCTCACTTCCATACCATAACTCTTTTGTTACCTTCTTCTTCATTACACTTCAATTTTGTCAGTATTTACAAAAGCTAATTGGGAAGAATCATACTGTAACATCTCTCCCTCCTTGGGATTGTTTATATTAAACCCAACGAGATTAATCGCCGATGATCCTCCAGGTATTCCACCCAAACCTGAAAGATTATTCTCCCTCTGTTCCAATAAGACTGAAGCCCAAAACATCTGACTATCCTCCGATATCTGAGTTACTTCAGGCACCGAATTTCCAGAGCGAACATAAGCCGTGTCATTTATATAAAAATCGGAAAGACATAGGGATTTATTTATGAATTGGACAAACCAATAAGGAATACCTGAGGAATTACCGCACGACAAAGAAAACGTGTCATATGGAATTGAATATAATTCTATAATTTCCTGTTTTTGATTCCGAAATTGCTCATTCTCAACTTTTGCAGAATAACCGTTCGGTTTGAATCCTCCCTCTATTCTGAATTCAAAAAACAACTGATCTTCACCCGGCCAGAAGATATTGTCAAAAGGAGAATTATTATCTTTGTGAGAGCATCTAATAAGACATGTCTCATCCAAAATGAGGCTATCAGAACATATTGAGAAGGGCTCGCTAACGGCATAGAAATTGCCAGAAGCATCCGCTACCTCAAGTACATATACAGCATCATGAAGTCCTGTTATTGCGGAATAATACATTTTTATCGTATCATTCACCTGATATTCAGAAAAAGAAACGGGTATTTGATTGCCTGATACTAAATTGCGTAAATAAGCCGTAACAGAATGGCTGGAATCATTCGAAAATACCTGGACTAGAATGTTGTCATTTGCATGAAAGCGCTGGATATAGTCTATATCCTGCTGAAATTTGTTCTTTAATGGAGAAAAGAACAATGGACAGATGTCACCGATTTTAATCATATGGTCTTTTCGTTCTTTTATGGGTTAAGTGCCACTTGACACTGCAATGCAAATATACTAATTATTATAACAATTACAATAACTTATCAGCTTTTTATCTCTTTCACAATTAGAGAATATCTTACCGATTCGGTCTTTCCGACATTAATCTTCATCTCTTTAATATATCCGTGTACGGCCTCTCCATTATAATCAAGAGAGATTAATCCGGATAAATTTGAAGGAATATCCACTTCACTTGTCTCAACGTCTACTTCTCCTACCGTAAACAAGCGATTATCTATAGGAAAATCATCGGTTTCTTTTATTCCCGCAATTGAGACATTACTATTACCATCAGAAGAAGTAAACTTAAGCATATTTGTGCATGCGCCTATATATGCCTTATTTGCTTCCAGCATAAAACGAGGTGAATATTCTATGTTAAACATTGTATCAGGGCTGATTAGACCCAGCAACTGACTAGGGCTGTACGGACGGTCTAATAACAGATTACCATTCTCTGCCGAAGTTGCATATTGACAACCTACGATAAAAACATCATTATCGCTATCATTATCGGTGGTATCTTCCCCTCTCTTCTGAACCAAAAACTCTATTCCATACGCGTCCGCCCGGTAAGGACTGATAAAAGAAAGAGTATTATCCGTCAGTTTTAATCCTGTTGAGAATTCATTTGTAAACCGAAACTCATCACGTCCATTGATACTGTCATAATCCTGCTTATCATATCCGACCTTTACAGAAGTGTTGACAAGAGAGGAATTGACGCTATATTCATAATCGTTTATCTGATCTGAAAGGTCTTTTACGACATAATTGTCAAACAATGCATATCTATGAATAAAAGTAACGTTGTTCCCTTCTACAACCAGAACATAGCCAAACTCAGCCTCCATAAACTCACAAAATTTCTTGAAGGAAGTGTATAGCTTTGCATTAGGAAGATTTCTTGCACTTTCTGCCGGCATTATAAAACACGAAGAGAGTCGACTCCGAGTAATTCCACCAGGTACATAATTGTATATATCTACGCTATAATCACTGCTATCTGTCATGCTTTCAAGGAGCTTTTCTGCAACAGTGGTCAAAAGAAGGACATCTATATTGACAGGATTGATACGGGATTGGAAATTTACAGATAAAGAGAAGCCTCTCAGATAAGTAGTCCATGTCATTGCCACAGGTCTTACTGAATTGTTTAATTCCAGTTCCATCCTGACAGTATCTCCTTTATGAAGAACTGAAGTTATATTTTCATTAACAAAAGTAGGGGAGTTCCCGGCTATATGTTGAGCCCTCATTTTCTGTTCGAGTGCTCCGTCAGCCCTTTGTATATATAATACAATCTGCGAAGATACAGTTCCATTGCTGGTGCTTCCAATCACATAAAACGAAAATGACAGTTTTATTGTGATATTAATATCAGAAAGCGCTTCTGCAAAGGGCTGCACACCCCCATCACTCGAAAACGGCTCATCTGTAAAAACCAATGGAGAATTCAGCTTCGGGAGTTCGCTATTATCTAGTATATACAAAGGAAAGCCCAACACAATAGGCTTCCCCTCTCCCCCCGGAAGAAGAGGTCCATAATGTTCGATATACTGAAGGTTAGCATCATCCTCTACAGTTGTTCCTCCTGACACGTATTTAGCTTCATACTGAAATTTCAGACCGTCATAATAAAGAGATTGAGGCTTTAATTCAGACACCGGATACTCATACTGAATATTTCTCTTAGCTTTAATAATAGCGGCCAGCGTATCATCAATTGCGTTAATAGAGATTGTATACCCATCATCCGAATAAGAGGAAAAATCTAAAGCGCACTGAAATACCTTATCCCAGTTCCAGCTATTGTTTCTTTTATAAAAAGCTATACCGGCACTGGAAGAAAGGTAATTCTTTGAATATTCTTCCTTCAACAAATTATAAGACCGGTTTACAAACTCAAATTTAGTGCTAAAAGAACGAAGTACTCCGTCATAATTACTTCTTTTATAAGCAAGTTCAAAATCATCCCAGTTCTTGAGATCATCCGTTGCTTCGTAGGATATTCCATTTATTAAAATCTGACATCTAAAGTACATAGCTACTTGCGTTTTATTGATTTTACATCGTCACACATACGCTTAACCATAAAGGCATATTCTTTTGCCGTAATCTCATTCTTGCGGATCTGCATTCCAAAATGAGCCATGACCATAACTCTTTCCCTGGCAAAGTAATTTTTATCCATTTTGAAAGATTGCTCTTCCGTCTTTTTGCTGTTATAGCTTTCTATCAGATAACGACTCTGCGACATTATAGCCGATATCCGCTTTCTAATTTTTTCATGTTCAGACGGGAATAGCTGATATCCAAAGGATCTTAAGATATTAACCACTTCATCCCATTCTCCCCGATTTGCCATCAGTTCCGCAATCCTCATACATTCAACTTTTATATGAAGATTGATCAGATTACTCTTTTTCAAGATTTCACCAGAAACAGAAGCTCCACCTACAATTTCGATATATTCAGATATGAGCATTGAGGACTGTGATTCCAGTTCTTCCTCTGAATGATTGCCGTCTATTATGAGTTTTCTCTTTTCTCCTAAAAAGACGTCAATAAAGATGTCCAGGGGAATTTTGTCTAAATCATTGTATAGCATTATGGGTATTTTAATGTGAGAGGTACATATTAAAAATATCGATATGATAGATATTGACTTGACCATAGTTGGCATCAAATATCTTTTTCACATCATATCCATGTTCGAAAGACAAAGCTTTCAATGCCCGCCAATTTATTTTTCTCCAGTTTAAACCATTCTCTTTTGCGTATCGTTTAATAGAGAACCACTCTTTAGATTCATCCAGTTGTTCTTGTTTCTGTTCCAGCAAGGCTTTTGTATGCTTATTTTCCATTTGAAGCCTCTCTTTCTCTTCTTCCGCCTGAATGACCATAAGCGCAAGCTCTTTACGAGAAAGCTCATGTTTATGCTCTTCACAGGCTATGAAGTACTTTCGAGCTTGTTTGCCGCGTTCGTTATTCTCAATCATAGACAATTCCTTTGCCATGCTGATTGAAATAGCATAATCAATTGACGGGCGCCCACCTTTTGGGTTTTCGCCAAAATTGTTGAAAACCTGATAGTCCTGATTTTCAATAAAATCATAGGCTTTAATCCTATCTTTAATCCAATTGGAAAAATCTCTTTTGCTTTCAAGAAAAGCATGTAGGTCACGTGCGTTAACGGCTCTTTTGCCATTGTTTTCTCTGATAGGAATTAATTCTTTAAAGTTTTCCATAATTCTGTAACGTGCTCCTTCACACGATGATTTATTTATAATGATAAGTTATAATCTACTGTCCAGATAGCGATACTCCGCGGAACGGGCCATCTTTTTCATATATCGAACCATTTTCCGATTTTCTCCATACACATCCTCAAACCGTCTCTCCAGTCTGCTGTAGTCATTATTTACATTAACAATGACTGGATCTCCTTTGTCACGCCTCATTTTATCAAGCATCATTGCGTCAGAGCGAAGAGCCATTTTTTTGTAATCAACTATATCCGGGATAACCTCAGCATGTTTAGGCATATCAACCAAAGTGGGGACAGACGGGGTGATATATGCTCCGCTATCTGTAAGAATAACCTCTCGCCTGCCACCATCACCGACAATAGCCAAACCTCCCGGGTGAGATTTATCCTTTGTTCCCTTTGCGTATTTCGGGATGGGCTGGGCTGCGATCATGGCTATTTGAGCAGCTCCCATTGCGGCAACTATAGCGGCAATAACAAAATTCGGCAACGCTTTAGTTACCGCCAGGGATGTTGCAATTGTTGCCTGTATGATAGAATTAGCCTTATCCCATTTAGCCTGTTTTTGCTGGATTTCAGCTTTTTGCTTTTCCAGTTCTTTATTTTTATCGGCTGTCGTTTGTTCAGCGGCCCGTTTCCGAGCCTCACCTACTTCCGTAGAAATAACTCCACTATTCACTAAGTCCTCGATGCGTTCCTTTTCTTCCTCTGCGGCTTCTTCATTCTTTTCCTGTCGTTCCTCGATTTTTTCTATTTGCCGATCATACATGCCTATAACCATAGTTGATAGCCCTTCAGATATAGCGGCTGCACTAGCCAAAAGATCTTCTAATCCCAATTTACCATCTTTTACCATCTTCAGGATTAGCTCTGTTATTCCTCCAAACAGCGTGCCTAGCCCATCAACTGCGTCATCACTAACATTCTTCAGGTTATCTATTGATGATTGAATATCTGCCCAATATTTTTTATCACTTTCATTTTCTTCATCCCTTGCTTTAGTGTGGGCATCTCTAACCTTTTCTATAAGCTTTATTTCCTCTTCGGCAAGGGCTTCTTTCAATCTTAATCTTTCTTCATCTGATATGCCCTGTACATTAATCAATTCTTGCAGAAGTGCCATAGTACGCTTAGTCTCTATTATCGCATAATCTTGCGTTATTTGGGCCTTTCTCTTTTCGTATTCCTTTTTAGTGATTATGCCTTGTTCATATAATGTAGCCTGTTCGCGGATATCTCTTTGCATATCTCTTGAATTATCAATGGATTTAGCGGCATAGTCATTCTTTTTACGATCCATCTCATATTTCATAATGCTTTCAATCCTTTTTCTTTCTTCTTCATCTTTTTTATCTAAGTAATTCTTATCTATCGCCAGCAATTCATCCTGAAGTATCTGTTCGTAATTCTTTCTCAATTCATTTTCTTCTTCCGAGTTACCTTTGATGGATGCTATATTTTCTTCATACTTCTTTTGAGCTGTCTGCCTTTCTTTTTCATACTCATCATCTATAAGAGAAATACGGGTTTCGGAAAGACGTTTAGCAATGTCTTCTTGATATTTAGCTTGTTCATCAGCAGTTTTTTTACCTTTATCTCCAGTTTTTCCTAAAGGGTTTAATAGATCATCTACATTTAGTTTATTTTCAAGTTTAATAGTTTGTCTTTCATTCTCTCTTAATTTATTTTGCATTTCCGATATTTTTTCATCTAAATCAGCCGCTTCTTTCCCTAGATCATAAATATCTCTAGCGGCATTGGTTGCAGCAGCTGGACTTTTAGCCAATCTTCTTTCCGCATCTCTCATTTTATCATTTAAAACACTACGTTCATAAAATAAATTATTTAATTGATCTTCATATTCTAACTGTTCTTTAGATCTTTCTACCAGTTTATCTTGTATAGCTCTTGCTTGTGCTGTTTTTAGAATTTGTTCTGTTAATCTAGCATAGGCATCAGCAGCTTTTCCAGCTAAAAAATCCTCCTTGCTTATATTTTCAAAATATCCTGGATATTTCCTCTGCAATTCATCAACCGCCGCATTTCTTTCTTGTATAGATCGTGATGTATCTTGCGTTGCTTTGTATAAAAGATCCAATTCTGTTCTCTCTTTGATAGAAGCAGATCTTCCTTCTTTCATTGCGTCTACCCACATTCTTTCAGCAGAAACAATATTATCTACCGCTCTCTTACCTTTAAACAAACTACCTATCCAATCCATTATATCCTTCCCATATACAGAAAGCAAAGTAATTCCTACAACTAAGGCTGTTTGCCAACTAAAAATTGATTTTACAATTTGCCTCCACACAGGAATACCTTTCTGCCCGGCTTCTTGCATTGCTTGATACTCTATTCTTGCCTTTTTAATCTCATCTGCTAAAATCGGAAGATTATTAGATATTGCAAGGAAAAACGTATTCCAACCAACTGCAAGAGATGGAAGTTCTCTTGCGACTTGTTGAACAGACATACCTAAACCATTCCAATGCGAAGCATAATTACCAACATTGCGTTGATAATTTCCCATTTGGGCATCCATGCTTTTTAATTCATTCTTCAGCGTCTGTATCTGCTGTAATGTCTTTTGTCCTTCAGAACCTAAAAATGAATCTTTAGACATAGATTTCAGCCGTTTTTCAAGAGCCAATACCGCAGCATTCATTTCGTTGTAGCTGCTAGATGCGGAAATAATAACAGCAGCATGATTTCTCATTAAGTTTGAATACTGCTTGTTTTGCTCCGAAAGCTCCGTTTGACGTTGCTTTAGTAATGCAGATTTATTCAGATAATCAGTTAAGCTGATATTCCCATTCTTATATTCCTTATCCAATCGTTTGAGTTCATCTCCTAATTCCTTTATTCTAATCTTGTTCTGAATGGTATCTGCCGTCAATTTAGTAACATTATTATCATAAGCTAATATATTATCTACAATTTCAGCATATCTGATCTCAGTAGTCGCTATCGCCTGATTTAATTGATTAGTAGATTGGGTATACGATTGATTTGCCTGAGATGCCGAACTTTGGGCAGAAGAAGTGTTCTGAAATTTAGAAGAAAGCGTATCTAGAGAGCTAGATATCTTATTTATCCCTTTAACTAAATCGTCAAATTGCTTAGGAAGGGCATTAAGAGTCAGTAATTTATTTATCTTATTCCCATAATCCTCCAAAGTCTTATTATATTTTTCCTGAATAGCAGCCATTCTATTCTGAGTAACAATAAGATCATTTAGTGTTTTATTATAAAGAATCGATTTATCAGATAATTCTTGGAATGTTTTAGGATTGATTTTAACTCCACCGGCTAATTCTAAAGCAAGTTTCTTATAAATTGAATAATTCTCGTTTAATTCCGCCTTAAAGTTTCGCAACTGATCAAAAGCTTTTTGATCGACTACATCCGTGATTTTTAATTCATTTGCCATAACGTTCGAATTAAGTACCGGGCCACTTGACACGGTTTCCGCACAAATATAGGAAGATTTGAGGAAATTTACAAGCTATTTAGAATGAATAAAGATAAGAAAGGCAGGCAAAAAGAAAGGCGGATGTTAGTCCGCCTTTATATATTATACGATATTAGAGTGTTTCTTTAAATATAAATCTCTAAGATATATGCTCATTAGCTTGATTATAGATTGCATTGAAAGCCTCACATCTTTATCTTCTCCAGAAGAAGGATCTTTTAATTGAATTGTATCAGGGGAATAATAAAGAAATTTCTTTATATCAGCAAACATTTCATTCCCCATGTTTCTCAAAAGATAACTTAGTGCTTCTTCCTCCACATCATAAGCTGTTTGAGGGTTTATATCTTCTAGTTCCTTAATTAAAAAATCAATATTATTATCTATTGTTTTTTTGGCTGATGATTTCTCAAATAAAACTTCTCCAAGAGGGGTCATTTTTAAGGGACTTGCCTTCTTTGCTAACTTATCAATCATATCATTATCAAATTTCATTAACCATTTGTTTATTTCGACAACCATATCATTGGTAGAGGTAACAATTCGTTGTAATTCATTGTATCTTTGTTCTGAATCACGAATACCGTCCTTATGTTTATCACAAGGAAGACTATCAACCTTATTCCTAGTTTCTTCTAACTTAGCATGATACTTTGACAGTTTCCAACTCCCAATGATTGCTAATACTATAACAGCTATCCAAGGAGCATTGTTTAGTAAATATGTGATTACTGGAGCCATGTGTTTAGTATGTTCATTAACTTTTTGTTCTATCGATGATATTTTATTGGTACAAATATAGCAAACAATTTATTAATGAAACAATTTACTTAGCAAATTGATTAAAACAACGCTCGATTTAACTTTTCAGCAACACAAAAACGCCCACCTTCCGGCGGGCGAAGACTGGTTAGGATAAATTAATGATTATATTTATGTTGCCAGCAATATATACTCCCTTTGCTAGCTTTACGTTTACATTGAGTGCCTTTTTGTGTTATAGCCTGACATCTTCCAGAAGAAGAGCCACCCGAATTTACGTATGAAGATTTCCAAAATTCATACGTAGTGCCATCGACCTGATCTATGTATACCCCTAATGACGCTTTCCAAATTTTGCCAAAGTTTTCTCCATCTAATGTTATCACTTGTTCTCCTTTAATATAACCATCGAAAGAAACATGATTGTTACTACCCTTATCAACATCGAAGCTAATATTTATACGATTCCCAGAATTTGTTATTTCACATCCACCTTCTGCATTTGAATAAAATTTAGTGTCTGTAAAACAACTCTTCAAATAGTAATCACCAATAAATTCAAAAGAAGCGTTTTTGTCCTTATCTTTAGAACATGAAATGAATAATAAAGCCAGTAATATAAATAGAAAGTTTTTCATAATTACGTTTTTTAGTTGCATTTTTATAAAGCCCCTCCCATTGCAATATATAAGTCTAATGCGTCTTTTATTCCTTTTATTTCTCTTTTAGTAATAGTTCTTATGTCGTGATATTGTCTCCCTACAAATTTTATTTTTGCACTTTTAGATATTGACAAAGCTTTTACTATCTCAATAGTAGTATCTGTTGTTTTCTCATCACACCATTCCCATATATTCGAGTCATGATCAGTTTCAACATTATTGGGTATAAATTCATAAGCTTTCCCATCTATAGAAAATTGATATTTACGAATAAACAGCCAATCTTCTGCATAATATTGTATCCTAATCCTAAAATTCGATACACCGTCGATATCTTTTTGAAAATAACAATACATACCATTTTGGTTTGTATATTTAGGTGCAGAATTAGGCTCTATCCATGTTAATCCTTTTGGATCAAACTCATCTTTTTTAAAAGAGAATAGCGGAATAAGCTCTTTTATTTTTATTGAATCAATGGGATTTTGTGCTTTTTGACTATAATTGGAGGATGTTTCTTTTATACCACTCCCCAAAGAAGTTATTTGTTTCTCTACTTCGTCAAGTGTCTTATTATCAATATGAACTTTAACCTCTTTTCCCTTATCGTCATATAATGAAAATCTTATTGGCATACTAGCAAATTCCATTCCGGCATCTTTCATTTCTTTCGCTACCTTTAACGATATACAGAATTTTTTATATGCCTCTAAGTATGCTATAGAATCATTTTTAGCCATTATATTTTTTGCTTCCTTTTCTTTTTCGTTATAAGAGCTACTCAATATAGACCTTTCTTTTACTATTTCTACATACTTATATGACTTATTACAACTCGAAAAAGCAAATATCGCTAAAAATGAAAATAATAATACTTTCATAATTGTGTGTTTTAGTTATACAATGCAACAAAATAACACATAAGCATACAAATAAGCAAATATTCTTTTACTTTTCTTTAATTTTCATCCACTATTTTTTCTAATTCGGATATTTTGTGATAGATCATAATAAAAAAGGTAGGTGTTACGAGCACCTACCTACAATATCATAAGTTAGCAAGCCATTTCTTGCCAGATTTGGTGTTTAGCCAAATTGCTATTCCAGCCGCTACCACCAAACAACCTGAAAAAAGCATTATCATAAAATCCATATAATGCTACCATATTCTACAAGTCCTTCAGCCATTTTTTTCCACTTTTGGTATGTGACCAAATAACTAGCGCAGAACCTATGACACTAGTCATTAAAAAAATCATTGTTAATGCGTCCATATTACTTTCATTTTAAAATTCTATTAGCAAAATTGGCAAAAATGTAAGTAGAAAAAATTCCCAATACAATTGTAGTCCAATTTATTTCATTTGAAGCATTAGTAAACAAGGGAGTTATACCACCCAATACAAGAGCGGCAAATACAAGTTTCGACAGATCAAAGAAATACCCAGCAAGCTTTTCCCGCCTAGTCTTATCCTTCTCCTTAACCTCCTTCTTCGCTTCTTGCATTTTGCTAAAATTGCCCATATTCTAAGTATTGACAACGCAAATGTACGAAAATAGTTTGATTATTCAAGCGATTTTAACCGATTAATTTGCATAATTAGAATTTTATGAGTATGTTTGCAGTGTTCAACATTTATATTCTCAAATGCAGGTCGTGAACTTGCATATAGCGTGCAGGTTATTTTTATGACCTCACTTAAGATATTTAGGTGCTATCGTACCCCCGTGTGAAGTATTAATGTACTCACAGCATTTGAGAATGTGTTGAACAGCGGGACAGGCGATGGCACTTTTTTATTTATTATTGTTATGTTCGACAATTCTCAAAATCAAATCTTCCAGTACAATGGAAGTCCTATCACATTCCAAAAAGGCGATAGTGTTATGGTTAACGCTACGGAAATGGCAAAACCATTTGGAAAACTTGCCAAAGATTGGCTATCCAACAAGTCGACCAAAGAGTTTTTATCCACATTATCAAGCGTTAGGACAATTCCCCTAACGGCTTTGGTAGAAATAAAACAAGGCGGAAACAAAGAGCAGGGTACTTGGATGCACGAAGATGTTGCTTTAGAATTTGCTCGTTGGCTGTCTCCAGCCTTTGCCATATGGTGCAACGACCGCATTAAAGAGCTATTAACTACTGGAAGCGCATCACTTCAACCCCAACTTCCAAATTTCAACAATCCGGCAGAAGCCGCCCGTGCATGGGCAGACCAATACGAGAAAAATCAAACTCTTGCATTAGAAGTCCAACAACAGCAAGCCACCATCGAATTGCAAGAGAAGGAAATCAAGCAGGCCGCCCCTAAGGTCAACTACTACGACACCCACCTACAATCGGTCAACACTCTGACCACTACACAGGTAGCTAAGGAGATAGGGATGAATGCGGAAAAGCTCAACAGCAAACTGAAAGAGCTTGGAATACAATACAAACAATCAGACCAATGGCTGTTGAAAGCTCCGTATGACAGATGGGGAATGCACGATGTAAGGACCAACATTTTCACGAGCGAAAGAGGTAATACCCACACCAACACATATACGGTCTGGACGCAGAGAGGCAGGCGATTCATCATAGCCCTATACGAAAACGATTGGGACGTGAAGAAAGCCATCAAGCAAATAAAAGGTGAGATGAATTCTGCCGCCTAATCACACCGCCATGTTAGAACTTTTAATACTGCTGGGCACCCTGTATGCAGCATATAGGGTGTTCCGTAAGGGAAGCGAACACTTCTTTTACAACGACTAACAATGCAGCTTATACGCTGTAAATCATCAGAATACATACGAATACACGAATCACGAAAAATAAAAAGTATCATTATGGAATTTTCAGAAATTAGAGAAAAGTTTGAAGGTCTGACAGCAGACCAAGTTTGCGAACTGGCAAAGTTCGGTAAAGAGATTTTAAACCATGCCGGCATGTTCGGCTTATCATCAGGGTTGCTGAACTTGATTAAGGATATTATCAACGCAGATGATTATGTGTATGATGACAATAAGTGTACAATCGAGACACTTATACATATTATCAGCCTAGTTAATGATTTGACTGAAAAATGTTGGCATGAACGCAAAACCCCATTTGGGCTTACAGGGCTAAAAGATGATAATGAATACTTGGGATTAAAAGACGCAACCAGAATAGAAGCATTATAATAGATAAGTCAGGGGATTTCGGTCCGGCACTGAAGTTGACGCCAATCAGCGGGAAAGGGTAGCTTTAGGGCTACCCTTTTTTATGCCCTAACGTTAAATAATGTAGTAAATCACAATATTTCTCTCTTTTTATTTGGAGCGTATCACATTAACTGCTATCTTTGTAACATCAAAATAAGAAACAAAGTATTAACAACTAAAAACATAAAGATCATGAAGACGTTTGAATTTAACAACGAGACAATTACTATCGAGAAAACAGGTTACGGACAGTATGTATTAAGCGGTTTGGGTATCTCAGTGCATTGTACGGACTCTGAGATCTGGGATTGGTGTGATGACGATGAAAACGAAGATAAGCATTTGGCGGCCAAAGAGTCTGCGTACAGACTGCTTGTAAATTCTTTGTAAAACAAAAAAATAAACAACATGGAAAAAGTGAGTAAAAAAAGAGGAAAGATTATCACAGACCGAGAAGAACTACTTGTTTGTCAGCAATATAAGGATGGCTGGACACTTAGAAAGATAGCGACGTATGCTAACATCTCTCAGACGACCGTGATGGCAATCTTAAGGAGAAGGGAAGTTCCTCTCCGAAACGGAAAACAGATCACCGAAGAACAGGAAAAACAAGTGATAGACCTGTATCTGTCAGGAGGAAAGATCAAAGAGATAATGTCAAAAACCGGGGTAAAGTCAGAGCAGACGATTTACAGGATCATCAACAATGCTGGAATAGATAAGAGGAGGAGATAACAACTCCTCTTATCTATGGCTTTTATCAAAAGGCCTTGCCGTAATCTTGCCGTTATTGCTTAATTACCCTTACCATAACCTTACCACTTTCAAGTGGGCTGTTTAGTAAAATATCAATACACAAATTTCTACCATGCCTCACTCTGTAAAATATTGTTACCCCACCCTTGCTTCGAGGCAGGTTTGTTCTATTTTTCCTCTTATTTTTGTATAACACCCGTGATTTTTCTGACTAAGTAGTCTCGTTTTTGGTCTGTTTGTCGTATTACGGATATATGTACTCAATAAATGTGCCGGTATAATTCTCTCCATCTTTGACAAAATAATATGTACCATCCGGCTTTTCTATTAGGACAAACACAGATTTCTCCATTTTAGCAGCCTTTCTTGCGATCTCCCGCATTTTCTCTATAGAAGCAAGCCGTTTATTACCTTGACACCAACAACTCATAATACACCAAATTTTGAGAAGTAATTTTTAAGCGCCGGATTAAGCACATATTTAAGGAAGTACTCACGGGACTTTCCTCCTACTCCCAATATGGCACTTCCGTACTTTCTTTCAATATCCGGTCCTATGTCGCTTCCCCTCGTTTCTATCTTCAATCCCCTTGAAGACGAAGAGACACGTATAGAATCATAGAATTCGCCTGTTATAATGAGGTTTGGAGTATAAATGTCTCGCGCCGGATAACCTTGGAAAGATGGAGTAGGACTTGTTATCCTTTTTTTCATTTTAGCATATCCCTTTGCATTATTCTTCCATTTTCCCGCTTCATCAGTAGAGAACCACGGATCATTCAAATAAGTTGGCCGCAATGGTTTGTCATTACCATTTACTCCCGAATACAGCTGTTCCGTCACAAATTCCCTAACAAGAGATTTATTCGAATCCATAACATTCTGAATCTCTCCTTCAAACCCAGCAACAAGAGAGGTTGCATTATCCAATGCTTCTTTAATTGTAGCCATATGCTTAACAAATAAGAGAAAAGGGAAGGCAAACGCCTCCCCCCTTCCTGAAAACAAACCACTTTAAATAATATCCACTGAAGGAGGTCTGGCACTAACGATCCTGTCGTATATGTCAGAGAGGATATTTTCTCTTTCTGTTTCTGTCCTATCAAGAAAAAAAGAAGTTTTATGCTTGTTGATGAATTCTCTTTTCTTCATTTTCTTAACTTCTTCATCGACAAAGTTAACTCCCTCTACTTTCATTCTACCCACTGTTCAATACCGACAACACCATTTTCCTGAAGAATCTTCGGAGATTTCAGGGAAACCGCACCCGAAGCAGTTATCGTAAGAACACCATTTGCATAAGTAACGGCAGTTGCACCATTAAAGCAAGTAGAAGCACCTTCGCTTAATGCCGGTCCAAAGAAAGATGTGACATCAAGATTACCGAAATGTTCTTTCAGCTTATAATTGTTTTCTCCGGAATCTATTTTTACCAATTCGACATAAACAAGCCCTGTCAAAGCTTCTACTACGTCAAACTTATACACCCGGTAATCGGCGTTCTTCACGTACTTTTCATAGTCCTTGAACATTGTACCGATAGTCAGGTTTGCCTCCGTTCCGGAAGAATCCCAGTCCTGACCGCCCGGATAAACTCCGGACAAGGGAATTCCCGCCAGATCCTCGGTGCCATCATTCATTCCGTACACAACGTTATTCTCGTCCACGAAATAGGCATCAAAAGCAACTCCTTTTGCGGCCATGATATTAGCCTTCAGACTTGAATCGAAATCCTCCAGCGTCCATACGTCATCTTTCGCTGAGTAAGATGTAACCTTGTTAGGTCCATATCCTGTAGCACCTTTGTTGGCCTCTCCACCAGACGGAGCATATTCAACAATCGTCTTGATCGGAAAAATACGAGCCGGTCTGTCATCGTGACACGCAGCCTGCAACGCCTCAGCGGTTACATTCTTAGGAAGTTTATATCCATGCATTGCCAAGATGATGGCTTTTACCTTTCCCGGATCAAGTATACATTTTGAAGTACCGGTATTAAACTGAGCAACACCGGCGCATTCTCTAAATTCTGTCGCCATAACATTTAATATTTTTGATTGTTATTCTTAAATCTTTTATTTCTATTACATCAATAAAATCTCTGAATGGTTTACCATTAGCCTCTACCCCTTTTCTTCCGTAGCGATAATTCTCTTCGTAGTAATGAGGAATGCTATTATTATACTCATGCACCAGGTCAGGAGACTTATCGATACTTTTAATAAACGCATCATAAATAGGACGAAGCGCCCCTTCGAAGGAGACCTTTTCCCGTTCTTCATTCGTATAATCCTTTAAGGTGTCTACCATGATAGCCAGTTCAAGAGTCGTTGTACGATCCTTTCCTGTACGATCCTCGGTATATGGAGAATAAAGACAGATAATAGGAAATCTTAATTTACTCATTTTAGGCGATTCAGCCCATTCGGTAAGTATACCGGCAATATAATCCCAATCACCAAACATATAGGAAATATTCTTGCCATAAATCCCGGATGTGGAAGAGACTATATCTCTGAATATATTATTGATTGACTTCATATACCCATTGTGTTTATTTCTTCCAACATACTCTTGTCAAACTCAAAACCATCATAACCTTTATTACCACACAGATAACGGAATAAAGACTCATTCATCTCTACCATGTCATTCCATGCTGACACAAGGAGATTATTCGGATTAGCGCGATCCTCCGTTGAACCATATACGGTCCCTGTCGGAGTCTGCTTTACTCCGCATCTTCTAACATAATGAAAATATACATAGTTAGCAAGCGGACTATACCCCTTTTCAGAAAGCTTCTCTTTAAGGGTATCCCATTTTTCGATTTTATCTTCGGCGGAATGAGAAGAAAGGTAATCCCAGAATTGACGGCTCATATCCTCACCCAGAACAAGCTGAAGATATTGTCTTTCATATCGGTCTATATATGATTGTAAGTTGTCCCTCTCCGCAATACGAGTCGGAGAATCTGAATCTATATCCCAAATGATGCCAAGACTCAACATTCCAGTGAAATATGAACCGTCAATAATCATGAGTTAGTCTTTTTACGTTTTGTGAAAAGTTCTTCGCACCCTAATGCCTTAGCATCGTTTAGCAATTCGCTAGTCGCTTCAATTTTCCCTTCTGCATAAAACTTGCTGGCAAGAGGCATACCTACCATAACTTCCTCTCCAGTTTTATACATTGTACCATCCTTGATAAACGTTACCTTGTAACGCTTTGTCAAATTCATGTTATATTCTTTTCCCATATGTTAATCAACTGATTTTGTAATACCTTCAATTACAGTATTAAACTTATCTTTTACAAAAGCTGTCTTATACTGAGACTTGATATAGCACATCAATCTCTTTTCAGCAAGCACCGTTACGATATTCTTTCTGAAATCGTCATTTTCCCAGCCTAGTGAGATTGACAGATTCCATAAGTCACGGATGTTCAAATAAGAGAAATCTCCCATGATGAAATCGCCTTGTTTCACCGCGGTAGTAGTCTCAACTCTTAATCCCTGGATCAACTCATCGTTGTATCGGAATGGTCTCAAATACTGCCCATTAGCATCTTTCGTCAACTGCATTGAAGCGTAATCCAAAGGATTCATCAATACCAGGTTAGGGCGATAAGCCATTTCGCTAGTAGAAACGATTTGAGAATAAGCCGCTACAAGGGCATCAAACATATTTGCCTTGTCAATATAGAAGTTTGTCAAAGAGAAAGCTGGCATGTCTGCGGCTACCCCTTTAATTTCTCCAGACGATCCAGATCCTGTCAAGATCCCCTGTTCTTCTTTTATGCCAAGTTTATTCACCATTTCTGTTTGCACCTCATTCACAAAGCTTGGGAAGTCAGAAAGAGTTTCTTCTGTAAATTTAGCAGCAATAGCAACTTTGGCAGCTGTAACGGTTTTTTCCGAAAGAGTTGCATCCATCAACGGCTTTAGCCCACCTTCAGGAACCCATGCGGCATCACCATCCTTGCTAACGTATTCCGCATAAATAAGCGACCTGCTATTAGTCCCGGAAACACTTGCGTAATTACGAATTACAGTCTGAGATCTTGGATTTACAGATAAATTCGGATCAACCTCAACACCGTAATGAGGAGCCAGAGAACCAGAAGATATAACTGCGGCATCTTTTGTATTTACTACCAGATTCAACTCTAGCTTATTGCCAGGAGATGCTTTACATGCAGATTTCAAATCAACTGTAGAACAACCGGTTTGATTTTCGGTGATATAAGCTTTTAATTGTTCCCGAAGTTGATCTTCAATGGATTTTAACTTATATGTTCCTCCTTTTGTTTTTTCAGTAGCTGCCTTAATGCGTACAATAGTTTCCTCAAAGGATTTCAAACGCTCGTTGATAGATTCACTGTCTGCAAATCCCTTGACTTCTTTTTTCAACTCTTCAATAGACTGAGTTGCATTTTCAATTGACTCTTTCATAGACTTAGAATCAATTTCGTCTTTCATAAACTGCTCAAAAAGGGCTTCCATATAACCATCAAGTCCTTTAGAGAACACATCGAAAACTTTAGATTCGTCTTCCGACAATCCTTTAGTATCAAGGTAGTCTTTAAACTCAATCTTTTTCGCTTCTTTTCCCATACTTACTTTAATTTTAAATTTTTGAACATTGATTTTACCTTATTGCCGTGCATATCGGCTTTCTGTCCTTCAAGTGATGATTCTTTTCGATTCTCCGGCTTGAAAGATGAAAGTGATATTACCTTTGATATAATTCTCTGTATCTTCTGCTGCTTGGGTGCGGACAGCCCTGAGCACACTTCAGATATTTCGGCATTTAATTTCTCATAAGCTTTTTCAGCATCTTCTATAGATTTTAATCCTAAATATTCTGTTTCTCCATTGCACCCAATAGAGACAACAGATATCTCATAAAGATAGACCTCTTTGACAATATACGCATCTTTCTCAGCGTCATACATGCATTTCTCATGCACATATTGATACCCAATGGAAAATTGATTTAATGTACCTGACTCAAGCTGCTTTATAGCCTGATTACCACGCGGGACATCATCAATTACCGATTCAAAATAGAGACCCTTGCCATCCTCATTCAAGACAGTAAATCTCCCAATCGGTTCTTCCATGTCATGCATCCACAACATGATTATCTTGTCATTTGCCGCACTTTCCGGTCCCCGGTCCTGAATACTTTTTGAGAAGCACCCTTTTATCAGGATATCACCTGCTTTATCTTTATTGCCAAATACAGATGCGTACCCGCTGATCGTCCGACTTTCACCGTCATAGTTGACATCTTTTGAATTAATTGAGAATGTCTTATATTGCATCCCCAGCCTACCCTTATATTTATTAGCTTTATCCATTTTCAATAGAGTTATTTATTTTTAATTCACCTTTGGGGTTATCAGGATCAATATCAATGAACTTAGCCAGTTCATTCCTTGATTCATCAAGAGTTATTTGTCCTTTTTCGACCAACTGTATTAAAGAAGAAGCCATTTTCTGAAATGCTGAAGAAGATGCCGACTTATCTTGCTGAAGACAATCAACATGAGTATAGTCCAGTTTTATAAAAACACCTTTGGGACAAATAGCTTCCGTCAGCGCTTCTGTCACTTTCTCTGAATCAGGAATAATAAGGCCTTGATAAGCAGATTTCTCAGCAATACTTTTATTGTCATATTTAGACTCATCAAATAAGCTATAATCAATACCTATTGCATTGCAAATCTTTCTACTACACCGCTCGTCTTCCTCGTGGAGTTTGAGCTGGGATGAGTCATAATTTAAAGGAATCCATCCCAACTTTATTTTTGATGTGAGGATAGGAAATTTATTGAGAATGCCATATTTCTCTTTTAATTTAGATTCCAAAGCTTCTTTCTCATCTGGAGTCATAACCTGATTACCCATTTTATCTGAATAATCAGAATAAATAATACCTTTAGGACCGCCATTTACAATTAACTGATAGCTAGCCGTCATTGCCGCTATCCAATTATTAACCGGCATAGAAAGTGAATCAGTGACAGACGAAAAATCAATATCTTGATTTACACCATTTATGTTAGCAGAACTATCATAGATTACAAAGTAATCTTCATCTGATAATTCCTCCTGCGAACCATTCCATTCAAGATATACTTTAGAAACAATATCTTCCAGATCATACTGGCGAAATAATTTACCAGAAGAAACCATGTGAAAAATCTGTGCAGGAATAACATACATTGCAAGCGGCAATGATTTTCTAGACGATCTTACAGTAAAAATAGGGCAATATCCAAAAAGCTTTAGAGACATCTCAATCTCTTTAAAAAATCCAGCCCTTGTTTGAAGTGGATTAGGACGTGATAATAATTCCCTAATGTTATTATATCCCTCTTTTTCGTTTCCGTCCTTGTCTGTAACATATATTCTCCCATTTGCAAAGAGAGAACCGACTTTATTTATAACAGTAGAGAACGGAGTACACACAAGAAGAGAGTCAGCTTTATCTTGATCTAAAGTTAGATCATAGTCATTTCTAATTTTACCTGATGGTGAGAAGAAATTGGTAAGATACCAGAAATTCCCTTTAGAATCCTTTTCAATAGCCTTTACCGCCTCCCTCATGGAAGGAGCAGATATATTAATCTTTTTTTGAAACCAATTTCCTAATTTAAGCATAAAAAGAATGATTATCTGATTTGAGATAACCATTCCCTACGAGATGAAGTGGTCTTTACGGATATATATGCTAACAAAAAGGCTGATAGCATAAAAGTTATAGGTTCCGTGCATCTTCACACGAAGGGATTGTTATCCTCACCGCAAATATAGAAATTATTTCTATTTAGTCCAAATAAAAATAGATAATTATTTTATGCAATTATATCATACTTGAAGATTTCACACGAGAACATATACAAGACAATACATACATGGCTTCAAAACTATTAATTCCATCATAATCAGACATGTTAGCTATTATAGCAAAAAACGAATTATCGGCTTCAGGGAAACGAATATTCTTAATAATAGATTGGTATGATTCAATCATACTTTTCTTGTCCGTTATCTCTTCTCTTACCCACAAGTTGTAATCTATAAGTTTTCTATAATCATCTGCGTAATGTTTCATCTCAAGAGGAATCTCCATTTGTACATTCCCATCAATTTTATTAATGAGAGAATCAATAGGAATCAATGAATCAGAGAACAAGCAATCAAGCAGAAATATTTTTTTGTCAACAACACAATAAGAAACCATTATAAATAATCCGTTTATATTTGGATGTATTTCAACAAATACTTGATTATCGGTCCCTATCTCCTCTTTATTGTAGTATAAGACATCTATTTCGCCCCTCATTTCTACAGTTCCAGTAAGAGCGTCACAGGCATCATCATGAGCATTTTTCCCTTTCTTTCTATATGTTTTCAATTGAGATGAGAACTCCGGCCATCTTCTTTCCCAATCAGTAGGAAAATAAGTAAGATTCATCACTTCGGAAGATCTGGTAAAGATGCGGACCTCTTTGTTTTTTGACTGATGAAACCAACTTACTTGAGTTTTGGGATTGCCAATCATCCGCATTTGTTTCTCTATATTCCTAGCAAATCCTCTCCCTCCATTATTACTTTCTATATTAGCTTTGGATATTTGGTCCTTAGTAAGCATTTTGGCTGTTTCCGGCTCGGTAAACTCCATCTCTTTTTGCGTAAAAAGAACATCAAGAATGAAATTCCCTATCTCGGTGTCAACATAATCAATAGAACATAAATAATCACTTCCCGTATCAGCTGTATCTGTGTAGTTCTTTCTTATTGCTCTGTTAGTTACTGGAATAGTCTCATAAGTCTTAAACTTGCCATACATTAATCCCTCCATAGGAGTCGGATTCTGCATATATTGAGTTTCAAAGACATAACTGTTTACCTTTTGCATTCTATGCAACTCTTCGAGCGTATGCTTAAATTCCCATAAAGCTTTCTCTTCCCCATTTTCATACACTATTGCCGGAAGGGATAAAACAGTCCATTCACCCGGCTCATTTTCCATCAGATATCCGCAGAGATCATGCTCATGCAGCCTTTGCATGATGATTATAATAGGAGTGTTTCTTGAATTAACACGATTTCTTATAGTTGTCTCAAATCTTTGATTCACCTTTTCTCTAGGAGTATCAGATATTGCATCTTCAGGTTTAACAGGGTCATCAATAATCAATGCCCCAGCAAATCTAGGAGACGGTTTGAACTCTTCCAATGCTTTAGATAAATCGTCCTTATCATCAACGGCGCCGGCCCCAAAACCTGTAACCTGTCCTCCTGCGGCTGTGGCATACATTCCTCCACCTTCTGTCGTATACCACTTCTTTTTGGCATCGCTTGTTCTCTTGATGTCCACATAAGGGAATACACGCTTATACTCTTCCGACTTAACTATATCCCTTACCTCTTCTGAATTATCATTAGCCAGATCATCCGAATAAGATAAATGAAGGAATTTTGCAGATGGATTGATTGCAAGCCCATATGAGATGAAATTCTTTACTACTAATTCTGTCTTGGAATATCTGGGAGCTATATTTATTATTAGCTTTTTTATCTTTCCATCAATCACATCATCAAGAGCCTGACATATTTTTACGTGATGGTCATTTACTACAAATTTGCGACCGAATCTTGCTTTAAAGAAGTATCTCGTATAATTTAATGTCCCTGACAAGCAAAATGCCCGTATGTAATCATATCCCTCTCCTGTCATAAGTCCTCTATGATTCGTTTGGCTTCCTCTTTGGTCATCGGGGAAACCATGTTTACGTTTACATCCTGTGGTGAATCGTAACCGAGCATCTTGCAGATACGCTCGATAGCTTTAATCTTATCGTAAAGCTCTACTTTCACATACTCCACATCGACGATCTCCGGATCTCCGATTGTACCGATGTTCTTCTTCAGAACTTTCGTTGATATGCTCCTGATGGCAGCCTTGTCCCTTTCTGAAAGAGCTTCAAAATCCTTCCTTTTTATCCACGTATTATGCATGCTTGCGATTGACGAAAAGGCAATACCGGATAATTCCTGCAAGATACGGTCTTTGGTCACATCCGATCTGTCTTTCAGTTCCTTTTGCAACTCCTCGACCCTTGCCAAAACCTTGTTATTTTTTAGCAGTACTGATGCTCTTTCCCATACAGTTTTATCAGCCCAATTTTCACTACTTGGATATGCACGACGATATGCCTCGGATGCGTTTCCGCACTCTATATAGTAATTACAAAAATTTTCTTGTTTTATTGATAATCCCATGTCTTTTCGTCAGATTAGCTACATGCCACTTGACATGTAGCACAAAGTTAATGATTTAAATTTATTATTTTACATTTTTAGCCCAGATTAGTGCATTATACCGAGAACAAGCCCATAACTTTACTTCCCAGTCTTTATTTAGCATCTTTTCTTTCATTGCAGCCTTCAAGCATTCCGCCAGAAGGTCATAGTCTATTCCTTGGTTCATATTTTCTCCTTCCTATTATTGCTTTCGTTTTTACTTTGATCATTTCGATTATCCTTCACATCTTCCCAAGCAGTCACTATTGATCAGAATAGGTTTAACGCTGTTACCACTACAAGAATTCCTGTCAACCATTCTATTCCCAGATGGTAAGATATCAAACAAGATATAAATGACAGCCAAAATGTTATCTCTTCAAATTGATAGTCTTTCATTTTATCGCCCCCTACCATCTTCTAAATAATCACTCATCTTCTCATACTCTTCACAGGTTATTTCCTTCCAAAAGGTAATCACACATCGCTTTTTATAGGTTTCCTGAAGAAACTTATGCATTTCTGCTAAATTGAAACAACCATCATCAGCATAACGTATTCCGGACCCGAAGAAGCCTTTACTTTGAAAGGCATAATAGTAGTACTTTTCCATTTTATTCCTCCTTGATTAATTGTGGGTGATCGTAGATGTTGCCTACAATCTCTTCCGTTACATTGTAGTCACAGAATGGTAATATTTTGCCATCCACTTCTCCGACATATCCAAAGCATCCGTCTTTTATGCCTACTTTATTGTATGTATTTTCATATCCATCGTTGCCCACCAACAAGATATCACCTTCGTAGATTTCTTTGCCATTCTTGTCATACAAGCCGGTGAACTGGCCTATGGTTTCAAGACATACCTCATACATACCGATACTTCTCCCTATTTCGATATCGTTTAAGGATGGAATGACGGCATATCTATCCTTTTCGATCTTAATGAGAGAGCCATACAGCCACTCTTCATCGTATATGCTTTTTTCCTCTGAATTTTATTGTACGATTCATATTTACTTCTCCGTTTTAAGTTCTTTCAATATTTTCTTCGCTATCTCATAATGATTCAACTGCCAACTAGTATAAACATCATCTGTATGTTCGTCGTAATGGTTGGCGTATACGTATGCATTCAAGTTTTCACGAAAGGATTCACCGTCTAAACCTGAATCATCACAATCATCGTACATATTCAATTCATGAGCTACCTCATTACATTCTTGATGTGTGACAAAGTCATAGATAGTTCCATCATAGACATTTGTCTGACGGACATATTTTTGTCCTATTGCTATCTTTTCACAACAAAACTCACACCTATGTTCTTTCTTGGCTGTTGGATAAGTTTCTCTTAGTATTGTTGGCATAATCATTTTCCTTTAAGTTTCTTCCTTGATTTATTTTGAGTATTTATTCTTCGGGGAATAATCCATCTGAAAATTTTATTAACGCTTCAACTTTTCCCAACTCAATCTCATAAGCATAAAACTCTTTATCAATAATCTCCATGAGCTCCTGAAAATCATTTGTATTATAATTCTGCTTTATAGATTCAACTACGTTTACTCCATCCGAAAACCAATCGGGATTAAGCTCTTTTAGCTTTCGCATAGCTGTTGGAATTTGATGTGTATAAAGGTTTTCGGAGAATATGAAATTTAGCATTTCATATACATCATCCATTTTTGTTGATAACCTCCCATCTAATATGGTAAAAGCCTTTTTAAGTGATACTCTCATTTTATTTCTCCTTTCTCTTTAATTCGTTACCATTTGTACATTAATTTTTTCTTCAAACTCCGCAATGATACAGTCTGCATCACCGCCATGTACCCAATTCTCTAAAACGGAGGAAAGGATTTCAATTGCTTGTTCTTTCTCCCATTTTGCGCCAGCTTTAAATCCGGACTTATAAATAACTTGTCCAACTATATTATATCCTTCAGCTCCTTGTTTAGCGGCTTCTTCTAATGTCTGTTTCATAAATTATTTATCGTTTTTTAATTCTTTAATGAATGTCTTGCAAGTCGTAAGTAGGGACTATCTCCCAAAATGTACTATCTCTTTTTTGATTAATTACATCTTCATATATTTCAAGTTCCCATTCTTCCTCTATATTGCCATAAAAACAGCAATAACACATACTTGCATCACTTGTGTCCAATCCAAGTTCCTGCAAGTGCTTCATTTGCAAAATTGATAATACCTGTTTCATAAATTATTCATCTTGAAAATCATCAATCTCATATTCCCATTCCATTGCATCCGCTTCTCGAATATTATCACTAAGCCATTCTTTTGCGTTTTCAAGCTCATCATCCCATTCAGGTACATCACCACCTTCATCATAGGCTTTAGCTAATTCATTATAAACTTCGTCAGGGACTTCAACATTTCCAAGTCCAACTCGATAAGTTACTTTGATTGTTAAATCTTTAATATTCTTCATATTTCCTCCTCTCTATATTCAAAGGGACCGTCGTATCCCATTTCTTTAAGACGTTGTGTAAACTCTTCGACTGAATCATTATATATACCCCAATCTCCTTTGTCGTTGATAAACATTTGGTTGTTATCAGTATCATCTCTCAGTGCGGCAATAGCAAGGAACAGGGTTCTATTATATTTGCAATCATACCCAACCTCATCATCTGTAATATTGGATGCGAACGTTGTGAAATATACTCCATGTTCAGTATCTGTATATATTATATCGTGATGATTTGAGGAACCTGCGTTTTTATACCCTATATCTTCTAACTTCTTACGGAGTTCCTCCGTATTTTTTCTAATAAAACATGGTGTTGTAAATCCCATAGTTAGTTCCTTTCTTTATTGTTATTAGTCAATTATCAAAATTTCACGATATGCAATGTCTATCTCATTCGTCTTCTCATTCTCATTGAAACAATAGCAAAGAAACCATTTCAACGCACCTTCATTCTCATATTGTGCTTTCCACATTTTACCATTATAGAGAGCTGACGGTTGAGAACGAGTATAATCCATGAGTATTTCAAAATCAAGTCTACTCATCACTGCATGAGTATCATCAATTAGTATCAAGTAAGTTGGCGGCTGTTGCCAACACATCCCATAAGGATGCGTCATAGGTGGAATAATATTATCTTTATTCATTATTGATTTGTTTTACGTTATTTGATTTAAAATTTCCCTTTGAACAATTTCCTTTGCATTGAAACCGAATAAGCCTTTCTTTAATTCGTGAAACTCCGCAATGGGTATTTCATTGATGTAGTAGTAGAAAGCCTCGTATCCGTCCGAGAAATTGCGAGCAAGAAAGCCATTCGGATGAGTATTCATGTATATTCCAACGGATGCTATCACTTTACGAGCATAGCCGGGGAACATCTTAAATTCCAACTGCATCTGCCTGTAATTGCAGAGCGGGCAACCTACGCAACCATGTCGAGAAAGGTTATATGGAGCATCGTAATACTTTGAATATGGCAAACCACGCTCACGAATGTAATTCCAAACATCTTCTTCTGTCCATGTGAGGATAGGAAGAATATGCTTTGCTCCTTTCATCCATTTTCTTGTATCACACTGCTCCGGCTCATAATCTTTTCGATTTATACTTTCGGCAGCTCTCATTCCTTCAATACTTCGCTTACCAATTCCGTATCGTTCTTTCAGCTTCTCACAACAGAACCGACGCAAACGGGACGGAAAACCTTTTTCCTCAATCAGTCTAAAGAAAGATTTCTCCGGGTGCATTATCTGTACTTGTGGATAGTTCTTCTTTATAAAGCTAATCGTACCGGGAGGATCAACGGTAGTATTGGCATAGATAGCGTTATACTTTATACCGGAACGTTCTGCAAGGTCAAGAATAACAACGCTATCTTTTCCACCGGAAAAACCGAGGTTTAGGGGGGTATCGCATTCCATGCTGCGAAGGAAGTCGATTGCTTGCCGAATCTTCAAGTATAATTCCCAACTAATACTTTTGCTCATTACTGATTTGTTTTGAGCCTTTTCAGGCTACGTTAATATTCATTTTCTCTTTCATAAAGGATAGGATGTGCACAATAACATCCACCGTCCATCCGTTGCCTAGCATTCGGTACTGCTGCGTGTCGGAACATTCCCATTTATACTAGGAAGGAATAGTCTGAAGGCGGGCGCATTCGGTAGGAGTCAGACGACGGATTAATCCTACAGCAATATTAGGAGACATTCCGCCACCACCCCTACATAAAGCAGGAGAAATACCATTAACATCGTAGATACGGTCCTGTTGATACGATTGTTTACCTCCGCTACCGGAAACCGGATTTATCTGGATAATATTCCTAAGGGTCTCGCCAAATACTCCTCCTGTGTTGTTTCCACGGGGAGAACATACCAGATTTTCTTTTCCGTCTTTATAACATCTAGCCAACAAGGCATTGCTCTTCACGGTCGGAAATTGCGCTCCGAAGCCACTCTCCTTTTCCATGTGTCTTTTCTTATGGTTAATTATACCCGAAAGGGCTTTATCGCTCAAAAAATACTTCTCGTCCACTTCGTCTTCAAGGATGTCTTTCAGCAAAATCCCCTTATCTTCCGGTTGCGGTATGTCAGAATGAAGTTCGCCAAACAATCCATTTCTCTTAGTCCGGATATTCGTCCAATAGATACGTCTCCGATTCTGTGCCGATACCAAGGCAGAATTGATATGCACACCATACACACCGATTGCTTCGCTCAGTACCCGTTCCCATTTCTTGCCCATTTCTACGTTTTCCAGCAAGAACAGCACATTCGGATTATATTTACGGATGTCAGTCAGAATACGCATATACTCCCAGAACAGATAAGACTCCCCTTCGAATTGAAAGCCTTCTTCTTTTAATCCCAGGTAGCGATCCAGAGTGTATATCTCTTCTTTATCCACAGTAGACATCCCGACACGTTTGCCGGCAAAAGAGAATGACTGACAAGGACTGCCTCCTATCAACAAGTCAATTGGTTCCAACCGAGATACATCTACTCGGGTGACATCTCCGAGCTGAATTGTGTTCGGGAAGTTCAGTTGTGTCTGCTTGATGGCATGCTTGTCTATCTCAGAAGCGTAATACTTTTCCGGGATAATGCCAAGCTGCTTCAAAGCAATCTGACCACAGGACATGCCATCGAATAAACTTAGTACATTCATCTCTATCTTAAATTTAATTTCAAGTCAATTCTTCATCGCTAAGATTAAGTCGCTCACCGTTTCTTTCGGATCATTAAGGGAGTCCTGCTCACATACAATGAGCAGGACTGCAACTACCTTTGGATTACTCATTCCTCCTTTTTCTTTTCGTCCGATTCAAGCTTGGCATCCTTGTCAGCTGTATAAGGATATACATCCATGATAGCTGTTTCTACGACTGAGGGCACCTGATAGTCTGCCATTGTGCCTTTCATGCCGGCATCAAGGTTCTTCTTCGCCCGTTCGAGGTCCGAAGCCTGTACCAACACATAGGTACTTGTTTTTTCTCGGCTCCGCTCTTATCATCCAATGTGATGTAGCACAGTTTACATTTAAACCAGCGGTCGTCACACTCTGCGTCGCTGGGGAATATCTCGCTATAGTTGGCGCGTTTGATATCAGAGACGGTAAACACTCCGGAGATGAAGGGAGTCGTCTCTTCTATTATCCGTGCTTCCGCCTCCGTGAAGCTGAGAGCATCTACCAGATAAGGTTCAGTCACTTTTTTCTGCATTCCGTTTTCAACGACTTTCTCGTAACGGATCTTACATTCAAACCATGTGTGCATTCCCATAATTATTTGTCTTTTTCAGGTTCGTCAATATATTTATCTGCAAAACGGTCAAGCGCTTTGATACACTTGTCCGGAAGCTGCTTTGCCGTATCATTCGTCTTGATATAGTCAATCGTGCCACCGACACCATAGATATAAAGCAGCTCCTTGGTCGTCGGAATAAAAATATTCGCCATTGCCGCTATTACACCACAGACAACAAAGCGCTTCAACCATTTGAAGAATACGTGTGCGCTGTCCTCATCATCGATTACATCACCCTCCGAAGCTGCCAGGACAAACAACATACCAAGGACAATTATCAAAGCTACAATCCATACGACCATCAAGGCGGTGGACAGGTTACCAACTACGGTCATCCAATAAATTTCATTCATAATGTAAAAAAATTAAATTATTAATATTTGAGGTTATTTTTTTTCTCTTCTCAGGTTCTTCATATTTCCAGCCGTTAAGCCGGTAGCATTCTTTGCGTGCTTCTTCACTGGTGGGGAATTCACCAACCTTGTCTACCTCGAGGATATCTCCTATCTCCAACCAGTGATAAACTGCCCACCGGCTACCGATGGGAGCATATGAGTATTTAGGACGCCTGATCTTCTTTCTTTGGTTCCACATAGAATGTTTCATCTTGTACTACGACCATACCACATTTAGCCAATTTTTCTGCTACCTCTTCCTTGTCGTCGTCACCGCAGCGATCTATCAGCAGCTTGATGAAGGCAAGGAGACAGTCTGAGTCGTTTCCGAAGTTTTCCTGGGTGGAGAACTGGGTCTTGTCTACATCTTGTTTCAGCCGGCGTATAGCTGCTATCGCCGTGTTGAAATTGTGCTTGGCATCGTAACGCAAATCATAGCCCTGTTTTTTCATTTCACTTCTCATGTCAAGGAGAAGATTTCTACGACATCTGTCAACACATACGTCAGGTTGAGAGTCGTATTAAGATCTGTTGTTCCTATTAGCATGATTTATGTGTTATAACATTAAACATTTCTTTTGCTATCTGACGTGTAAAACTTATCAAGATTCTCCTTTTGCTTGACGAACTTTCTTTGACATAGCATTTCAGATATACTGTTGGAAAGCTCCAAAGCCTTTATAGCTTCTTCATCGCCATCTTTAGCTCTTGATTCAAGTTCAGCACGATATTCCTCATAAAACAAGCCATTCGTCGGCTTGGCTTCTTCTGCATTGTGAGCTTTATGTTCGTTATATGACTGATTATCAGCAGTAGAGCAACGCTCTTTATTGTATTCCTTAAACCAGCTCATAATAACTTGACCGTCAATGCGATTATATATCTTGCCATACTTCATCTTCATAGCATTTTTAAAGCACAACTTGATATCGTCCAGTTTCATGTATGCATATTCCTCAATAATCAGATCTACGGTCATTGCAACTTGGACATCAGACATCGTTTCTGCTGCATTGAAGAATTCTAATGCGTCAGCTAGTAGATATACTACTGCTGCACGAGCTTTTGTCTCTCCAAGATTCTTAATTATAGTCCCAATCAAAGGTTCATGGGAAAGAAATACGTCTTCAATCCTTCTTGGATTCAGCGCCTTGCAGTATTGCTCCGGCGAGTTGCTTAAGGCGGCTAACTGACTCCCTTCTTGTTGTCGCAGTATCAGCTCGTTTTCCATTATAATTTCCCTCCAGTATCTTTGTATAATTAGCTTGTTTAAATATCCAATCAAAATCACATTTCCAGTTGTGGTCATTGCCCCCGAGGAGAAAAGAACTTTGAAGCACAAGGTTAAATACAGTTCTAATGCTTTCTTTGCCGTATTGGGCTATACGTGCTTTAACTGCTTTCTTCCGTGTTTCGGTCATTGATTTTATAGCCGGAAGCTTATCTCTAAACAAGCTATTATACCAATTCATCAAACCTACCCAATCAATTTTTTGGGAGTGGGACAAAGAAAGCTCGTCTTTCTTTTCTTCTCCGTTAGGAGAAGTTTCTTTATTATTTTCCTTTTCTTTTCTTTTCTTTCTATTTACTTTTACTTTACTTTTACTTTGTTCATTATCGCTATGATTAATTGAATTATTTGTGCAATTAATTGAATTGTTTGCACAATTAATTAAATATTCGGGGATAATAGTCGTTTCTTTGCGTTGATAAGTAGCAAGAAGAAATCTCTTTTGAATGCCAGAAGATGTGAGTATTTTATATTTCTCATAAAGTTCCTGATCGAAAAAACCAACCTGTAATGATTTTATCAAAACTTCTTTTACTGCGCCCTCGGAAACCCCAACTGTGTCAGCAATAACAAAAGGCAAATCTTCGTCCCACAAAATGTAATACCCTTCATCCTTGTAGATATTACACAGCAGGCAAATAAGTATAGAAGTAGATTGAGACCCACAGGCCCGTGATATCTTTCTTATCTTAACATCTGTAAAGAAACCAACATCCATAGGGAAATAATCTATTCCCTGCTTTGTAGGTCTTCCAGCCATAATATGTTTAATTAATACGCATGAATACAATTTCTCTTACTATCAGCGACAAAACGCCTTTTAAGCTTATAACAGTAGGCAACACGTGGATTTCCTTTAGCTGTGGGAACAATAGTTCCATTATTGCATTTTGCGCAAGTATCTGGGCGGATAACTTGCTTGTCTGATTTCTTTTTCATGATTAATATTGTTGTAGGGCTACTGGTAGGTAGCCCTGTTGGTTATGATGCTAAAAATACAGGTGGATAGTTCCTCTTTTGATATTGGTTTCTTAAATAGATAATCAGATTATCAAAACCGGTTATAAATCCTTCATTTATTAAATCTGCGACCTTCTTTTCAAGTTGCCACAATTCTCGTTGTTTCTTTTCGTCACCGAATTTATTGCGAAGCATTTTTTCATGTTGATTAAATACAACCCAATTCAAAGCTTCACCAATCTTTTGCATGGCTTTCGGCATAAAGTCTTTGGGGACTATCTTCATAACAGCAGATGAAAGTTCCTTGTAAGCGTCACCTGCATCATTGCGGTAACGGATCATTTCGTCTTGAACGAACTTTAACACCTTAACCTTGAATGCAGGATTTAACCACATGGCAAAATCCAAAAACATGAGAGGTGTCATATATGTACCTCCGTTTTTACCTCTTGTTACCACAACAATAGATTTTGGAAAGTTCTTATAATCATCACTTTCCAAAAGGTGGGAATTCCCGTCTTTAAATTCAGGCTCTTCCATAAGAGCTTTAACAAATTCTTTTGTTTCTTTTAGCCTAAGATAGTCACCTATCTTTTTAATATTATTCTTATTAGCTTTATTCCACTGTGCAAGCAAGTTTGTACAGTCAAATTTACCATCACAAGTCCGTTGGATTATTTCAAAATCTCCCATCGGACGAACCATAATTTGATTTGTCTTCATATAATTAAATTTTAGATTACTCTTCTAATTTCGTTAGCTCGTTGTATAACACGTATATCGTCCCTACATCCGCTTTAAATAGTTCTAGATTATCTTCGTCAACGCAAGAGGCGTAATTAAATAGAAGATTTACTAGCTCAGAGGCGATTTGTTTAGGAGTTCCTACTTCGTTGAAGAACTTATTCAACTCTGAAAGATCGTATTGCTTGTTGGGTATCATAGCAAACCTCCTTTCTTCACTGAAAGAAAACACACGATAAACGGTACGACAAATAAGAAGGGATTAATGAAAGTGAGGACTAACATTAATAGTACGGATGTTGCTTTTACGTTAGCAACTAACGCAGACTTATGGTTACTATTATTCGCCTTAACTCTGATTTCATTGTTCGTTGGCATTTTCACGCTGAAATTTGAGTTATGTATATAAAGAAAGCCGTTAGACTTCCCATTCGCGCCAACGAACAAAACAGCAACCATTACGATTAGCAGTTCCGTGAGGGAAACTAACGGCTTATATCTTTCGGATATAACTTACATTAGGGTATAAAAAACACCGCTAATAGTAATGAGTATATGTCTGTTCGTTGGCATGAACACCGCAAAGATACACTCAAATTTCAAAATACCAAATGAAAATCTTATTTTTCTGCTAAGTAACCATTCACAACTTCTATAAATTCCTCCAAAGACCGGCAGACAACATACTTCGCTCCTATACTATCAAATTCCTTTTGATAGGCTTTTTGGTGATCGCTTTGTCTCCCTGTCTTAGTCTTTAATTCAATTCCCATAAAAGGATAATACTTGTTAGGGATTAACATAAGTAAGTCAGGGAAACCGGCACGTACTCCCATCTGTTTAAACTTTGCAGCTTCGATAGCATTCCGTTTACCGCCATTAGGAGAATGATGCAACCTTAGCCTATATTGAGGATATTGTAAATCGAACCAGCAAACACAAGCTCTTTGCAAATCATCCTCTTCATGTTTTGGCTTCTTGCGGATGTTTTTACCGCAGTACTGGGCTTTCATTTCTTCGAATGTCATGGCAACCTTTCTCCTTACTCCTTTGGAGTTTCTTTCTAGTTTTACGAATCATATCTTCATCTCTCAAATTGTACCCTCTAATGAGGATTTCTGACGTTTTCAAGCACCGGACTATCGTCTGGTATTCTTGTTTGGTGATTGTTATTTTCATGTGGGGCAGTTTAGGAGTCGAACCTAAATAATTGCATTTGCAATACATAAAGCACTTCGTACGCTTTCTTTATGCTCTCTTTACCATTGAGAATACCTCCCCATGTTCGCCCGCCAATCTTCACAGACAAGCAGGCTGGGGTAAAAAGGTTAACAAAGCTATTCCTTTGCTTCATAAGGATATACATCCATAATAGGCGTTTCAGACACAGATGCTATTTGATAATCTGCCATCGTCCCCTTCATGCCTTCGTCTAGCTTCTTGACAGCATCTCTTAAATTGGAAGCCTGAACAAGTACATGAGTAGATGTTTTCTTTTCAGCACCGCTTTTTTCATCAAGCGTGATAAATACCAATTTGCATTTAAACCAGCGATCAGCCGATTCTTCTTCAGAAAAGAATATCTCCGAATAATTAGCTCTCTTTATATCAGAAACTGTAAACTCCCCACTGATAAAGGGTGTCATTTCTTCAATACATTTACCTTCACTCTCTGTGAAAGACAGAGCATCAAACAAATAAGGTTCTGTAACCTTTTTCTGCATTCCATTTTCCGCTACTTTCTCATAACGGATTTTCACTTCAAACCATGTGTGCATCATAAATAACTATTTTTATACAAATTCTTTGTTTCTTCCAACTTCAATTTCCATCAGTTGTATTAGTCGTTCCTCGTTTGGGGCAGGGAGATATACAGAAAAAGCTTCATTCATTACAGACCAATTTCTCCATCTTTCTATAGATAGCGACATTTCTCTCGTGTCAAGCTCGTAAGTATGCCTTATGTATCTCACTTTCTCACCGGCTATTTCTTTATCTACAAAATAAATGTCCTTGTTTATTTCCTTATATATTGACTCTGCTTCATCATTTGTATATCCTGTTTGCGTAGCCCAGTATCCAATAAGAAGCCATAAATAAGAATTTTGATTCAGGCTTCTTTTAGGCTTCTTTTCTGTTAATTCTACTATTTTCCCGTTTTTAACAAGCAAAGCGGAACGAGATTTAAACTGTTCCGCTTGTAATGGATTAGAAAGATCGTACAACATGATTTATAATTTACTGTAAATCATTATTAGCCATGATATTATCATATAGATTCCTGATATGATATATCTGTCATCACGCTTTCCTCTAAAATTTATCAGAATAGCTATCGCCAACACTGATAAGGCACATAACCGCATTGCTAACATAGGTCAAAAAGGAAGGTCGTCATCAGGTGAAACACTGGGAGCTGAATCAACCTGTTCCATACTTGGAGCACTTGGTTGTGGATTATAAGTTTGCAAGTCACCCAAGAAGTAAATTACCCCATCTTTTCTTTCTTCCTTTTTAGGAGAACAGGATACATAGTGTGTGTAAGTGTTACTTCCAAATGTAGCAGGTTCCTTACGCTCTCCTACCCATATATTCAGGAAAATACGCTCTTTACCATCTTTACACATTACTTTTTTCATCTGCTCACGGGGAATATCCGAGAGGCAGATGCTACCAAATAAACTACTCATATTACTTACTTTTTAAATGTTATACTATACGATGTTGTACTTTGTTTACATGGAGGATTTAAGGTAAAAACTTCTCCACTATCTTCGTCAATTTCAGTTTTAGGCTTAGAAATTGCTTTTAAAAAAGTCTCCCTGTCTTTACATTGCTGGTTTATTTCTTCCCTCTGTTTAATAAGACGACTATATACAGGATCATTGCAAATGGAAAAATCATATGTAACACCAATTTCCTTTATTTGAATTACTGCACCTAAATAGCTGGGAGACTCACCTTTCCCATATTTCTCGCATTCTTGTATTACTGCATCTTTTATGTTTTCATCCTTTAAAAACGTGTTTATTGTTTCAGAAATACTTTTCATCTGAACCACTGCATCAATCGGATTTATATCACCATCAATAACTTTGGAAATAAAAGCATTAGCCATTTCTTTCTGTTCCGTCTTGGAAGATGGGATTCTGTTGATTATTAGTTTATTACTCATTGCAGATTATGATTTACTTTATATTGATAATAATTTTCGGAAATCTTATTTATGTCATCATTCGTACATCTATAATTCTTCTCTATCAAATTAATTATAGAAAAACGTTGTTTATTTTCTCTTGCAAAAGATTCATTCCTATAAATCCATTTCATCAAATCTTCTCTTCCGAGAAGAGAAGCGTTTAAAACTTTGCGATTATCATTTTCTATTTGTGATTTATTATACTTGGTAGAATCATTGTCCCAATACACATCAGCAGCCATACCCAAAGCCTTGCAAGAAACAGATATAGCGTCAGTTAAAGCCATTTTATAACATTCGTCTGACGTATATGCTCCATTCTTTTCGTTAACAACAAATGAAGCTCCTCCAACCCCCTGTATTCCTTCACTCCACTCACCATTATATTTGACGAAAAGGTTGATATGCACAAAGCTTGATATTTCTCCATTTGCACCTTGTTCATTCCACATTTTTATAATCTCATAACGCCAACCAAATCCGCAAGGGCCAAACAGTTCTGTTAGAGTTTTAATTCTCCACATAGGATTGATATCTGTCTTTCCTTTTAAACGACCTGCTGAAATTGTTTTTTTAGCATTGTCTGGAACTTGCCTTATCTTATCGTAAAGTTCAAGACAATTATCATTCCATTCCTTCATATCATATATTATTTAAAGTGGTTAAAATAGTTCCCGGATACCGAATCAACGGACACCGGGATTAAATCAAGATAATTTGCGGATAACCTCACCGCCGTACGAATTTCTAGTTAGTTCTATAAACTCATAGACGGTAAACTTATCATTATCTACATCTATACCTTTATCCCTACAAAAAGACTCTCTCCCAGCTTTACAGCTCCCAGTAAGCACATGATGCCACATAAATAATTCCTTAGCAGAGTATTTTTTTGAAAAGTCAGAAAAATGCTCTTTAAACTTATCAATTCTTTCCTCTTCTGTACTATCATCATAAAGCTTTTCTTGCAAAGATTCAAATGCCTCGTGTAGAGTATTACCATGAGAAAACTGATCATTCCCTTTTACTATAAAACAAGGAGTAAGAGATAAGTCGGAACCGAGGATAAATCCTTTTGCAATGTTACCTTTTACATTTGTAATTATAGTAGGTATATTATCTACTATATAAATAGTATTCCCATTTACAGATTTTATGTCATAGCCAGAGCCATAGCCATCGCCAGAGCCATAGCCAGAGCCATAGCCAGAGCCAGAGCCATAGCCAGAGCCATAGCCATAGCCAGAGCCATAGCCATCGCCAGAGCCAGAGCCATAGCCAGAGCCAGAGCCATAGCCAGAGCCAGAGCCATAGCCATCGCCAGAGCCAGAGCCATAGCCAGAGCCAGAGCCATAGCCAGAGCCAGAGCCATAGCCAGAGCCAGAGCCATAGCCAGAGCCAGA